GTCTGGCTCGGATGGTACTGCGACGACGCGGTCTATTGGTGGATTGTCTTCGATGAAGTCTTGGTTGAGTGGCGGCAGTGTTGCGAAGTCTTGAGCTAGGTGCCAGACGTCGAGAGAGTCCGTCGCGTCGCTCCGGAATATGCCGGTAATTTGGGACATTTTGAATCTGTATTCGTCGTATCTCGGCATGTATGCGAATACGTCGTCGTCAATGGCTGACCCTTGAGCAAAGAGCTCAGAATTTTTGACAATTTGTTCTCCCAGATGCGAGAGAACAGGAAAATAGAAGTCGTAACGTGTTTGTCGACTCCAGTATCTTTCGAGTCCCTGTTGGTAAGTTAAGTCGGCTCGGAAGTTAACGAGCCCGAGTATGTGGCCATGTTCAGTGAATGATGCGGTAAAACCGTGGCCAGTTCCGGAGACAGTGCCGTATGCGGCTAAGTTACCTTGAAAGGTTCCTGCTCCGGGTGTGATTTCGTCGGTTGTTTGTTCGACGGGTGTGATGTTGACGCGGGTGTGTCCACCCCCTAGGAAAAGAGGACGCTGATGGACAAGTAGCCCGGGATCTGAAACCCGGTAGTGGCTCATGAGAATTTCGGGGTAGCGTGTTCCGCCCCGAGCGTCGCGTTCGAGTAGTTTTTGGATTTGGAAGGATTCACGTAAATCGTTAATCGTGAATGCGGTAGCGGAGCCTAGATCGGCGTACATGACTTTGCCGAGTGCATTGAGGCTCTGGCTGGTAAGTGCTGCGCCGCCAGTGTCCATGGTTGCTAGGCCACCGAGTGTGTCGTCTTCGACGAGTATTAGGTCTGCGCCTGTCGTGGTTGCGATGTGAACGGGTGCTTCGCCCCCGATTGAGATTTGTACGGCGGGACCTTTTTGTGGAAATGGAAGTCCGGAAGTTATGTAGTCTCTGCGTTTGCGTCGACGTTGGACGTCCTTAATTTGTACGTTGAGTAAGTCGGGACCGTCATCGATATATTCTGTTAGTGAATCGATGAGGTTTTCGTCGCGGAACCAAAAATTATATATTTTATTATAGCAACGAAGTGGAAGTGCGTTTATGAAGATGTCGTCGGGAATAAGTCCCGTCGGTATTCCGAGATAGTCGCAAAGCTCCAGTTCTGCCGTCGCTACCGTGCCGGACAGTCTCGGGATTGTGAAGTCGATAGAATCTCCGGGGTTGATTTGTTCCCCCATGAATTTTACCCAGTTTTCCCAAACCTGACGCCAAGGCGTAAAGAAGTAAAATGTCTCGCAATAGATGTTGTCGAGTATGGGTTTGATTGGAGTTGCCATGCGCCCGAAGAGGGACGCACGGCAGTTGATTGTGTCGCCGGGTAATACTTCGAGTGAAAGTATTGGGACTAAAAGTCCGGCGTCTAGTGTCGTTTTAAGACCGTGTGAGAGGTCGAACGAGCTGCGTGGTATATCAGCTGTCTTTGTCTGACTGAATTGGTGGGTCGGGCGGGCCATCTCGGAATTCTCCTAAGGAGTCGACGTGTTCGGGGTTGATGAACTCTACCCCGTTGCCGATCATTGTTTTAGCAGTTCCTGCTATTTCGGCATTTGAGTCGTCGAAGGCTCCGAGTTTGAAGAGGGTGTAATCCGCTGGGTGTTTGCCCATGACGTGAGAGTCGGAATTGATACAGTCAGTGAAGGCACGGCGAGCGATGCCTATTGTTGGAACGAAGAACGGGGGAAGAAAAACCTCGGCTTTTTCGTCGTAGATCGTGAATAGTAGGTGGTCCATTTTAGAGTTCCCTTTTGAGTTGTTGCGCTTTTTTTAGTTGACAAGTGTGTCTTTGCTCAAGTCGTGCAGGGGAGTTATCGGGGTTTGATCTTGCTTTTTCAATACGCTTATCCTTGAGTAATTGGTGAAGTTCGGGATTTTCCCTCTCAAGTAAGCGTCGATAGTAAGTTGGGACCGGAGTTTGGCGACCGTCAGGCATGATTGCGTAATCGTGTGGCCAGAGGTCGGTTTTGTATTTTTCATACCATGTTTCTCCTATGCCTTTTCGGTTTGACATTGCGGTGTATGGAGCAAGTCTTTTTCTGTCGGTGAGTTCTCCTGTTTCGGGGTCGGCGATTGCGTATTCTCGCAAGCCGTATTCCCCGTTTTGTTTTTTGAGTATGTAGCGAGCGACGTAGCCGGCGCTCTTGAATGTTACGGAGCCTATTTCGTGGGAGCCATGCTTCCAGAGTTTGGTGAGAAGGTCAGATGTGTATACACGGTTTCCGTTTCTGACATTGACGAGTTTTTGGTTAGGAAATTTAAAGCCAAAGATAATTGCGTGGTAGTGAGGTCGCGCAATGAAGTTATTAGCGGGTGTGGGATTTCCATATTCTCCGCACATATAGTAGCGGATTTTAAGCTGTGTTTTTTTCCGTAAAGATCGTATGAACTTTTGAAAGTGAATTTTAACGAGTGTTGCATCTCGGGGAAGAGATTTAGTTGCGTAGGTGAGTGTGATGAAATCATTGTGCTTGTGCATTGATGCTTCATGGTGACACCTCAAGGCCCATTCTTTGGCCTTTTCTAGTCGGCAGCCGATACATCGGCCGCAGGGGAGTTGAATTTTAATTCCGAATGATTTGTTTCGATCGAAGGTGACCCCGTCGGGTCCGTGGAATGCTTCGAGAGGGAGATAGCAAGGCATGTTACTAAGTCCTGAGAAGAGAACGTGGAGCAGCCGCCCTCCATGGTGAGGGCTAAAGCTGCGATTATTATTTTTTTAAAGGGCGATTCCGCCCCTTGGGACTGTTTTATGAGCGTTCCTTTTATGCATTCGGTTAGCGGTCTTTTTGAAGAGTCTGCGTGATTTCTTGCGGGACATTTTTCTGCGTCTCATAGGTACTCCGTTTAGTTGGTGGTGCTGGTCTTGTTGGTGGGACCAGCTGGGACATTATAGAACAAGCTAGATAATGTCCAGAGGCTCCGTTTTGGGTGGAGTGGGAGCCTCTTCTGAGGGGCTCTCAGGGCCTGCTGAGTCGATGATTTCTTCGACTATTTCCGCAGGGGTGTTTATTGCTTCGATCCACTGTGCTGGATCGTTGGCGAACGCTGAGCGTTCTTTTGAGGGTAGCGCTGCGAATGCAGAGTGAACTTCCGCGATTTCGCGGGACGCTTGTTCGAACGTTTTCGAAGTAGCAAAACCGAAGTTTTGCTGTTGAGCGCGATGGGCGTACGGGTCTACGCCAGTCGCCTCGTATGCTGCGACGATTTGATTAACGTCGCATTGGTTTTTGAAATGTTGTTGGGTGACAGAGTCACCTGAAAAGTCTTGAGCGTATTTGCGTTCGCGTTTGGTGGTCATTTTAGCGGCCTTGTTGTTTGAACCATTTTCCGGCCGCTTCGGTTTGCGAACGGGAAGGTATGACTTTATTTATTTGTTTTTGGTATTTATGCCATGCAGCTAAATTTTGCTGCCATGTGTTGGACTCACGGTAGACCCGTTCGTAGGTTGAGATTGTGTTTGGTTGTTGATTGTTGCCTAAGTCGAGAGGGCCGAACCCGGTTACTTTTGAGGCAAGGTTTTTTGCGGTGCCCTTTGCTGAGTCGAGCAAACCGGGACCGCGTTTTTTTACTGTGGTTACTATTTGGTCGAGTAGCTCGCCCGCTGCTCCCTTGACCGCCGCTTCGGGGCGGTCAATGTCGGCTTTGTAACCTACTGCCTCTGCCTGCGCCAGAGTCAGTTTTATGTTCGCGGCTATCGCCGCTTGTTGGATCGCGGTAGAGACTCCGCGTTGAATTGATTCGCCGGGTACGTTGAGCTTTGGCGGCTGCGCGCCGCCCGGGGACGAAGCGGGAGAGCCAAGTGCTAATATTCTATTAAGGCCTGCTGCTTCTAGGTCCTTGGCGGAGCGCTGATAAGCCGTTGAGCTCATGCGTTCTTGGAATTGCATTTGTTCCCGTGCGAGTTTGATTGATTTTTGATTGATGCCGGAAGCTGAGGATGCGCCGATTAGGCCGGAGCCAATGGCTCCGCCTGCCATTATTGCGGCTGCTGTGATTGCCATGTGTATTTCCTCAGTTCGGTGTGTTGGACCATTTCGTCTGCGATTGCAGCTAGTTCCGAAAGGGTCGGTTTATAGGTTCCGGGTTTTTGATACCCGGGGTGAAGTGTGAAGGATACCAAGCTTGCGAAGTAGAGTTCGAATGTTCCCATGTGTCAGGGTTTGTCCTGGTCAGCAAGCTGACGTTCGCCCCCGGGGCTCT